TCGGCGTTTGCGATGAAGTCGATAATGTCCAAGCGCGGTGGGCGCAAGATGATGTTTGGGCTTGTGACCGCCTTGTTCGCGTCCGTATAAACCGTCCAAACGAACTTCACGCCAGCCCGCTCAAGCGCGTTTGCAAGTTGCTCCATGCGAAGCCAACCCTTTTCCACGGTAAGCCGTGTCGCGGAGATCAGATTCAGCACCTTGTTCGGCTTCTCCGGCGTGAACGGGTTGTAGCTGACGATGCTATCAATGCCAACCGAATTAAAGTAGGAATCCCGCACCGTCTTGCTCACCGAAATGCGCCCTTGGATCTTCGGGTGGTCTTTCGGAAACACGCGCATCGCGGTGTAGTCCCCGTGGAGCATTTGGTAATACTCGTCAGCCTCGATGTAATCAAGGATGCTTGCGTTGAATGTCGCAAACGCCCTCTTGCACTTAATCGTTTGACCCTCGCGGTACTTCCGTACTCGGATGTACTGCGAAAGCCGCTCCACTTGCTTGGAATCGCCTGTTCGGTAAAAAAGAGTGATGTCGAAGTCTTTGCCGTACTTCTTGCCAAGCTGGTAGAAGAATGTCTCTATGCCGCCAATCGAATTGAGTTGGTCGAAGAAAAAGACATTGGTCATTTGATAAGCCCTCTTGAGCCGAGCCAACATAGGCTACCCTCGCGAGGCCAGTTGTATCGGTAGACCGTAAGCCCTGTGTACTTTTCTGTGTGCGGTTTAGCCATAAGCCCTTTGTTGACAATGATGTCCTCAAAGACCCGCACATCTTCACAGCGGATGTCACCAAGGTACTCACGGCGAATGAACTTGCTTGCGCCGCCTACCCACACCGTCTTCGTGCTTTCATTCAGAACAAGCGTCCGTCCATCGTTTATGCGGAGGTTGACAAAAACCAAATCCGTGCCGTCAAGCCAGCGCATCGCCCTGCCAAACTCTTCCGTGATGAGGTAGTCATCAGAGTCCAATTCGTAGACATATTCGCCCTTGGCGTTGTCGTATAGCTTGTTCTTCGTAAAGCCAAGGCCCTTGTTCTCCTTGTTGTAGAGAACGCGGATGTTCAGATCCTTGTTCGCCTTTGCGTAGGCGCGGACATTCTTGAGCGTGTTGTCATCAGATCCATCGTCACAGACAAGCACCTCAATGTCATCGCGGCGCGGAACGGAGTCAAGTGCGCGGAGAACCAGTTTCTCTTGATTCCACACGGGGACGAGGATGGACAGTTTCATCACACCGCACCGCCCGTTTCGTTCTCGCCGTTGTTGTTGTCCTCTTCGATGATGTCGGCTTCGCCCTGTCCGTTGCCTTGCTCTTCAGCTTGAACGGCCTTGGTCGGATTGCCCCAAATCATCTCGATGTACTTCTCGGACATGGCAGCGTCCTTAACGGGATCGTTGCTGATGCCGGACTTCGCCATCGCCAGTTCGGGGTGCATACCAGCCGCCATGAGCGTCTGATACGCTTGCGCCTTGCTTTGAATGTTCGCAGTTTCACCATGGCTGAATTGCGGCTCAAAGTCATTGAGGTCGATGTCGAGCAGACCCTTGCGCCGAAGAATGTCAACTACGATTTGGTCAAACTGCCTATTGCTTTCGTGGTAGAGGTCTTCCGTATTTCTCGCCGCACAATCGGCTTGATACCACCCGAAGTTGGCAAGCACAGCCGCACCCGTGGTCGATTGCGTACTCTGACCGCTTGACCGAGCTGGCATAGCGGAAACCCGCAAAGCCTGGTCATAGAGCCTGTCCACAAGCACCTTCGTCTGCGTTTGGTCAAGCTGTTCGGCAAGTACCTTGAAGTCGGCCTTGTTCTCACCGATAGACCGCAGAGCAATCATGCCAGCCTTGCGGATGTCGTTGATCGTGGTGTTTTCGGGGAACTCACAGTTGACCGCAATCGCCAAGGTCTGAATAAACTGCTCCACACCGTCACAGGCGTTGCTGACGATGTTATTGATCTCGTCAAGCAGAGGGATAGCCGCCTCAAAGCAGCTCATGTTTACGCTGTTGTAGCGGTATTCAATGATCGGAATGCGCCCAAGCACATTTGGCTCGGAGAACTCAATCTTGACAGCAGTAGCAAGAAAGTCATGCCCCTTTTCGGGAGTCATCATCTTTCCCTTGAAGCCGCCCGAAAGGTGGTACACCATGCGCTCCGTGAACACATCGAACATGGCTTTCCCGTCCTCTGTGGTCACAAAGTTCACGCCCATAATCGGCTTATTGCCCGGTTTTAGCGAGTACACAACAAACGCAGAGCGCGGGTCGAGTGCGTATGCCTTGAACGGCACTTCGGGATCTTCGCTCGGCTCGATATACATTACGCCCTTGCCAACTGTGTGAAACCAATCGGCAGTTTTGTTGTCAGCCATATGTTTGCCGGAGCGGTAAAGGTACTCGTTCAGCTTTTTCAGCTTGCTCTGCACACCCTTGCGCCGCGCCGTGTAATTGACATTTTGCTGTAGGAAGTAGCCATTCTTAAACGCACAGAATTCCTCGGCGTGGTTTTCCTGGACGATGTTGAGAATGTCCTCGCGGATGTCCTTCGTGCGGTCAAGAATGGGCTGAATGCCACGGCGATACCAATACAAAAACTCCTCTTGGAGCATATTCTTGATGTGGTAGACGAGCGCAGAGTTCAGTTCGGCAACGAGGCTATCCTCGTCAATCTCGTCATAAGTGGAGTAGATGTCGAGCCGCCCGTACATATCATTGCGTACAACAGGCTTGCGCCCAAGTTCATCCATTACTAAACTCTCACCCTTTCGCAAAATAAAAAGAGGGCTTGCTGAAATCGGATTCATTGAATCCAAAATCAGTAAGCCCCGTTTGACTCTTCCCACAGCCCGTTTGCTGTGGGGAAACTCGTATTCTCTCCAATAGTTACACTTTAAGTGCAATTATTGGAGTTAAAAGTGCAGTTTTGGCACTTTACGGCTCTTTGTAAATGAGCCGCCGTCCAGCCTCAAGCACAACCCATTTGCCGCGCTCTTTGCGGACTACCGCTTCTTTCCCGACTGCGACAATGCGCTCAACGGCCTCCAACACTTCTTTGGGCATCAGATCACCGCCTCCATGCGCTTGCTTCTGCCATCGAAAATAATCTTGTTGGTATCGGTGTTCGCTGGTTTGAATCCCCCGGCGCATCCGTACCCTCCGTATTTCAGTTTCGCCGCCGCGTTAACAAACAAATGCGGTGCGTAAGTAATGGAACTATTCGCTGTGTTGATCCGCGCAAAGTCCACCTTGAGCGCGGCTGGAAGATGCGTATGCCCCACAATGTAGCAATCGCAATCAATGATATCGGCATAGTCAACAAGGCGTTGAACCTTGCCGCCCTCTTTGCGACCGCCGCCAGCACCGTGCGTAAGATAGATGGTGTAGCAGATTGGGCGAGAGTGATTCTTCTTCGTGTCTTGTCCAAAGCGGAGAAAGATAACCGCCGCATCCGGGGCGTACCGCTTTTCGATTTTGAGTTGCCGCATCATCAGCCGCATCATGTCCACGCCGTTGGTGCGATAATGACGGTTTTCGTGGTTGCCCAATGTTGCGCAAACCACCTTCGGCGCGATAGGCTCAAACAGTTCCGTCAAGGCTGTCAACTCTGCCATCGGTGACATATTCTCATATACATCACCGAGGGTGCTTCGCAGAGCGCAGTCTAAAAGATCCCCAGCCAACACGCAATACGCATTGTCATGCGCGGCAACATACTCGATGTCGCGCTTAATTGCTTCGTGGTCAGAATGGGGATCTCCGTAGTGATAGTCCGCAAGGACTAACAGTTCTATGCTTTCATGCTCTTTCGGTAAGTCTGCTTTTACAACTACCATTCGTTTACCATAGGCATCTGCCCCACCCCGCATGATGATGCCATGTCTATCCCTCGGACGCTATGTCCGACTATTTGGCAGACAAGATAGGACTCGCACCTATACTGACGGAGTCAAAGTCCGTTGTGCTTCTTTACACCACTCGTCTATGTGCCGCCTCGGTAGTTTATACTCCACGGCGGCGGCAGAGTTGTTTAGGAAGACGCAAACCGCTGGTTGCGGAGGCGGGAGTCGCACCCACGGAGTTCGGCTTATGAGGCCAAATTGAATACTCATTCTCCCCGCAATATGTGCGCGGTTTAGGTAGCCACACCTTGCCGCGACTTCTTTATCCTCTTTGGCACTCCGTAGTGAAAGGAAGGAAAACTACGGGTGGGTCTTCGGGCGAGGAAATCCCGCCCTGGTCGGTATGCGGTTTCCCGCAAGTCCCCCGTACTGACGAAAGGAGGTGAACAAAATGAAAAAAATGGAGCAACATCTTGTACCAGTACACAATACCTTATACCACATATTGCGGAAAAGTCTATGCACAAAGTGTACATCTAAAATGGGCGGCGCATGATGACGGCGATATTGCGCGTATCGGACATTTGCCAATCGACAAACATAGCTATGGTATCGGGTACATCATCGTTCTTGTTGCGCCCCGCTATTGAGTAAGTGCAGAGCTGGGTCATGGCAAGCTGATACTCCTTGGAATAACCCTGTGCTTTCTCGTCCAAGAACAGAATGTGAGCCTTTGCGCTGCCAGCGTTTGAGTGGATTCTTGTCTCCTTATTTGTCTGCGTCCACTTGGTTGTGATACTCGTCATGCCGCCAAGTTCACGGACTCTCTTCTCGACATTCTGCGCGAAGATAGTGCCGCCACGGTTGGACTCAAAACGGCACATCTTAACCTTGCGGTTGACAAGCAACTGCGCGATACGCTCCTCAAGGACCTCGACCTTGCTGTTGTCGCAGATGATGGTGTCCATGTAAAAGTCCGTGCCGTACTGATAGAACACGGGGCATACGCAGTAGTCCAAGCCCTGCTCCTTGGTGTCGCAGATGGCAAGGACGGCATCCGGCTCTTTGTCGGGGAGGGAGAAGTAGGTTCGGAGTTCTTGCTTTTCATATAGCAACCCCTCTCGCTCAACAGGCCGTCCAAAGTAAATCGCGTTGAGAGACAGCTCGTCCCATGTTTCGCGCAGCCTCTTAATGTCAGCGTCTGAATACCCAAGCCCATACGGATAGTTGAACAGCGAATGGTCTTCATCGTCTGCGACAGGCAAATTGATAAACTTCGCCTTGGAGTTGCCCTCGTTCAGCAGCTCAAGTCGGCCTATGGGATCGGCAACGCTCCACCGCGTACCAATTATGAGTTGCTTCGCCCTATCGCCTATCATACGCTGTTGCAAGTCTGTGTAGTAAGTCTGCCACAGCTTGTCCATGCGTTCACGGGAAAGGGCTTGTTCAATGCCCTCGACAAGGTCGTCCACATAGAGCCAGTTCATGGCGCGGATTTTACCCGCATTGCCGCTGCCGATTGAGGACATTTGAAGTGTTTTGAAGCGTTGGTCATCGGACTTCTGATAGCCCAAGCCGATCATCATGTCCTTTGCGTTCGTGGCAATGACCGACAAGCCGGGGAAGACATCACCCCACCGATACTCTCCTTGCAAGTCCATGATTCGGAGCATTTCGCCGTACACGCCGGAGAGAAAGGAGTTGTTGTGCGACCCTATGATGTTCGGTAAAAACGGGTTGCGCCCCGAAGTCCACGCCAATCCAAACTCTGCAATCGTGGTCTTACCAACGCCAGGCGGCATTGAGATCCCAAGTAAGGTCAACTTGCCGTCCTCAAAGTCTTGGATTGCATCAGCAAGCACCTTGAGCTGCTTTCTCCTCGGCAGATAGAACTGCTTGTCGGGAGCGCGGTCTTTTTCTATATAAATGCAGAAGCTGTCGAAGAAGTGCGTGGCATCGAACAGATGCGTCTTGTAGTACAAGTCGAGCATCTCGTCCGGCAGCACTCCATCCCGCACCATCCTGTTAGCCGCCGATCTGATCTCCCTGTTGAACTCATGTGCGCGTGTAAAGTTGTCATCGTCATAGACAGTTGTGCCGTAGTCTCGCTTTCCTGTCCCCTCGACTTTTACCGCGCCATCCACCTCCAACTCACGGCATAGGTCAAATGCGTCAGAGATGGAGTGCGGATCGTCACGGGCTATCAGCTTTGGTATCAGCTTTATGTAGTCCATCTGCACCCCTCGCAAGAGCCAAGGTGCTTGGTCTTGTACTGACCGCACCGCAAGCAGAGTTCGTTGCGGCAAACCTCGAGATCCGTTCGCAGTTCCTCGATAGCGTCCGCGCCCTCGTTGAGCAAGGCCTTAAGGACGGGCAAACCCGTGCCGCCCCTCATGCGCTCAATGAGATCATCGTAGTGTTTCATTCGCTTGCCTCCTGTTTCAGCCAATCGAGCCAATTTTCAACCGTTACCCCTGCACATCTAAGGTATGCGCTCCCCTCGCCCCAATC